TGGACAATTTCTTCGTCGTGCTGCCCTGCACCAGCGGCACCACATCGGTGCCGGTTGCTGCGGTAGCGGCCGGCAGAGCGGAGATTTTCACGTTGGCCATGACTACTTCTTTCCTTTGTTCCGCGCAGAGATCGCCTTGGCCTTCGCGCGTGCGTCTGCCTTACTAGACGCGCCCCAGGCTTGCAGCGACAGCAGCAGCCGCGTGGGCTCGCCATCCTTGCGCTCAGGCCCCGGCATGTTGCCCATGCGGGCGAGGAACGAGGCGCGGCGTGGGTTGTCGCCTGACTTGACCGGCGGCTTCAGGTTCATGCCTTCGGCGCGTGCGGAGGCGCGGCCTTTCTCATTGAGGCCGCCCGTGGGGCTCTTGCCCTCCTTGCGCTGCCAGGCTGGGGTCTTGGGCATCAGATCACCACTGAATCGTGCCGGTGCCGGCGGTGAAACGGTAGACCTTGAAGCCAGAACGGCCCACGGTGTCAAGCGTGTAGGTCAGGCCGCCGCTGATGCTGGAGAGGTCGGGGAAAGTATTGGCGTAGGCGATGATGACGACGCCGGAGCCGCCTGCGCCGCCGTTTTGCTGCTGCCAACTGCCACCACCACCGCCGCCAGTGTTCGCAGAACCCGCAGTCGCCCCCGGGCCACCTGCTCCACCGCCCCCCGCACCTCCAGTTCCTTGTGCGCCACCGCCACCACCAGCGTATGTAACTGACACACCAGTGATTGAAGAAGCAGTTCCAGCTCCTCCGTTATTCGCGCCACCCACCGCACTTGCGCCGCCGCCGCCGCCGCCACGGTTTGACTGGTTTGCCGTGCCGCCGTCGTTTCCTTGTCCTGCCGTTCCCGTTCCGGGGGAACCGTAAAGCGGTGTAAATGGTTCAGTTCCGCCGCCGCCGCCGGAGCCACCATTGCGAGCGGTAGTAGTGCTGTACCCGCCGCCGCCGCCGCCCGTTGACGTAATAGTGCTAAAAACCGAGTTGCTTCCAGAGTTTCCTATACCAGACACAGTGCTGCCACCCGCACCAATTGTGACCGTATAAGGCGTGCCCGCTGCAACCGCAAAACCCGTGGCGGTTCTAAATCCACCAGCACCGCCACCACCACCCAAATGATTATCTGGACTTGCTCCACCAGCGTTTCCCCCAGCACCACCACCCGCGACGACAAGATACTCGACGCTGGATGGCGCTGCAGGCGCAGGAACCCCGAAAAACCGACTCCTGCCAGTCGAGCGCGTCAACGGAAACACGACTCAGTACCCCTCGCCCGCCAAGATGTGGATCGAGCCGCCGCCGGCAGGAGCGATGTAAGCCACCGTGTTCTGGTCCTGCGCCTTGGACACCACGATCTGCGTGTTTGGCAGCACGGGGTAGTCGGCAGTCGTAGCGGTCGTGGAGCCGGTGCCCACGCGGATGTAGGACAACACGGTCGTGCTGAGATTCGTGATGACCAGCGACTTGCTGCCCACACCAATCGTGCTTGATGCCGAGGTACCGGTCGGGGCCACGGTGATGCCCGTGCCATAGGCCGGGTTGAATGCTGCTTGGACGGACATGGGTTACCTCGTCAGGAGATGCGATACCACGAGTTCGTGGGCTGATAGAACCGCATGCGGAAGTTGTCCTCTGCCGCGAGCGTGGCCGGGTCGCCGTAGGCCGCCGTAGCGCCGTTCAGCGCAAGCGTGAAGGCCGTGATCTGCTGCGTCGTGGTGATGAGCACCTCGGTGCCATCGGGCGTGGCAGAGTTCAGCGGCAGCGTCACGGTGCCGGTGGCCAGCGTGCCGGCAGGCTGCAGCAGCGCCCACATGGACGCCGTGGCAGGCGTCGGCAAGGCGATGTTGAAGCCCGTCCCCGGAACGTACAGGTTCACCGACATCGTGGGCGAGGCGAACGTCTCCTGGAAGTACGACAGCAGAGCGTTGACCGACACGCGTCGCGCGTCCCCGTTGGCGGTGTTGTAGACGGCGAATTGGTCGCCGCTGGAAAGCTGCGACAGCACGGGCAGTTGGTTGATCAGCGGCATGGTGCGCCCTCAGTAGAGTTCGATGGGGCCATCAGGCCCAGCCAGCACCGGATCGACCGGCCCCGGCATGAACGGCGTGTCGTAGCGCCACGGCTTCTGCCCTGCGCCCAGCGGCAGCGTGCGGGGGAACTGCTGCTCCAGCGGGAACGTGGCTCGAGCCAGCAGGGTGTCGTATCCGAGCTTGGCCGTCGTGCGAGTGTCGATTGCCACCGTCTTACCGTACTGCGGCGCGATGCGGATGGCCAGATTCGCCACGATGGCCTCGTTTGCGCTGTCGGGCACCTGCGTCTCGGTGTCGAGGTCGCTGTCCTGCGGGCTGCTTGGCAGCGGGTAGCCCAGTCTGATGCCCTTGGCATTCCAAGTCGCCATCATCGCGTCCAGCCGGCGCAGCGCGGTGTCGAGCTGCTGCGGCTGGAGGTCGAAGGTGTAGTTCGCCATGCCGAGTTCGGCAAAGGCCTCCTCCACGAATTGGCGCTTGGTGTAGCTCATATCGGGTCGTCGTCAGCCAGTGCCGGGGCAGCCGCCATCGCGGCGTTGATCTTCGCCAGCAGCGTCTCGTCGCTCCAGCGCCGATCGACCTTCAGGCCCAGCAGCTCGGCCTGCTGCATCATCTCGGCGCGGGTCGGCGGGGCGTTGTCTGCGGGCGCAGGCTCGGGTTCCGGGGCAACCTCGACCACCTCGGCCTCGACCACCTCCTCGTCCCACGGCCCAGCCTGGTCGCAGGCCGTCCAGACGTTCAGGTGCCAGCCATCGGCCAGCGCCGCCTCGACCTGCTCCATCGTGTCGCAGGCCAGCGTCGAGAACGTCGTCGCGCTGCCGTACCTGTCCAACGGGCCAGGCCAGGTGCCGCCGCGCTTGTAGAGGATGGTCGGCAGTTCGACGCGGATCATTTCTTGCCCTTCTTGGCTGTCTTGGCCGACTCACGGAACGCAGCGGCGGTCGGTGCGCCCTTCGCGCCAGGCTTGCGCATCTTCTCGCCGCTGCCGGCCTCGATGCGCTCGCGCTTTCGATGGATGTTGGCGTACAGGCCGGGAGGCGTCTTCACTTCTTCGCCCTCGGTGCAGGCCCCTTGCCCGGCTTGCCAGCCTTCATGGCCGCCGTGCGAGCCGTGTTCAGCGCGATGGCCACGGCCTGCTTCTGCGGCTTGCCGGACTTCATCTCCTTCGACACGTTGGCACTGATCGACTTCTGCGAGTAACCCTTCTTCATCGGCATCTCAGTCTCCTGATACGAAAACGCGGGCGGCAGCCTCAGACCACCGCCCGCGTGTCACTGGGTTACCCGATCAACGCTGCTGGTGAGCGCCGACCCAGTCCACCGTCATCGACCGCGCCACCGCCGTGCCGTTCTGCACCAGCAGGGACAGTCGCAGTTCGCCGGTCGGCAGGTTGGCCAGCGAGGTCGCCTCACCGATGATCTGGCGGTTCTGTGTGTAGAACAGCTTCGCGCCATCGTAGTAGAAGCCGACGTTCACGTAGGTGTCGTTGGCCATCACGATGCCGGTCGTCACCACCGTCTCGGTCGAAGACGCCTCGATGACGAGGTTCAGCGCGGTGGCGGTGGTCAGGCGGCGGAAGTACACGCCATCCGACACGCCACCCTCGGGGTCGGTGTCCGTGACGTACAGGCCGATCATGGTGTCGGCCAGCACGTTGTCCACCTTGAACCGAGCGTCGAACCACAGCGCCTTGCCACCCGTGAACTTGAAGCACTCGCCGTTGGTCTTGCCGAGCTGCAAGGCGTGCTTGTCGTTGTCGGCCGCCGCGTTGGTCAGCACCAGCGTGCCGCCCACTTCGTCGCCCGACAGGTCCGTGCCCGCGCCCGTCTCGGTGATCGTCCACGTTGCCGAGTCGTACTCCACGAAGTCCGTGAAGTAGCCGAAGAACGACGGGGTGCCGATGGGCGCACCGAACACGACCGCGCCCATCGGGTTCGCGTCGACGTTGTAGAACACCTGATTCGGGCCGGCTTCGATCTTGATCACGCCGCCGCCCGTGAACGGCCCGAAGCTCTTCTCCTCGTCGGACACGGTGCCGAGCAAGGTGTACGAGTTCGGGAAGTTCGGGAAGCCAGCCTGCCGGTAGACAGACGCCGGATTGCCCGGACCCGTGGTGCGCACCGCGATTGCCTGGGTGGCAGTCAGCGAGACTTGAACCTCGCCGTGGGGGAAAACAATTTGCTGTGCCATTTCGGTTGCTCCTGGTGGCTCAGTTGAACATCAGCACGCCAGCCATTTCGGGCTGCTTGCACACCACACCGAAGAGGCAGTCCAATCGGTACTTGGTCTTCATGTTGTTGATGTCGTACTGCTTCGTCATGACCAGTTCGATACCCTGATCCGTGCTCACGCGCATCACGGCCGCACCGGCATCTGTCGGCACCGCATAGCGACCCGGCAAAAGCTCGATGGCGTCCTTGTGCCAGAAACAGTTCAGGTACGAGGCCGTCGTGTTCAGGAACGTGATCGCGGCGGTTGCCGAGGTCGAAGTGATCCGGCAGTTCTGGTACTGCGCGGTCGAATCGACACCGGCCTGCGCCGGGATCAGCGGGGGGCTGATCACGAGCGTCGTGGCCGACGGCACGGCGATCACGCGGAACGTCTTGGGCTGGCCCGTGTCTTCCTTGGTGATCATGTGCACGGCGTTGACGTTGGCAATCGTGAACGAGTCGCCCACCGCGATGCTGGTGGTCGAGTTGACCGTCACCGTCTGGAAGCGGTTGTCCACGTTGCTCGTCTCGCCCGTGGCCGAGGTCGAGGTGGCCTTCGGGGTGTAGTAGTTCCCGCCCGCTGCCGTCGTGTTGATCTGAATGCCAGCACCCGCCGCAGCAGCCTTGCGCTGAGCGTAGTCCAGCTTGTACGTCTCGAACGAGGCGACCTGGCCCACGAACGCCCGACGCAGCGCGCTGTCGGAGATGTCGTTGCCGAACGACCGGGTGTTCTTCGCCAGATCGGACGCCATGCCGTTGTAGTCGCGGGTGCTCAGGGCGAGATACCGGCTGTCCATCGGAACGCCCGTCTCGTTCATCACCGCCTCGACAAGCGCCACATCATCGAAGCCAGTGGCGG